TGTTGAATCGCCAATACCCAAGTCCCAAGAAGTGACCACACTTAACGCAGGATCGTAATTAACCTTACCAATTCGGCCATCTTCTTTGGCCTTACGCATTTCGGTTGTGTAGTAAGAGCCTTCGGAGAATATTAAGAATCCACCTTCCCATATGTGTTCATACATATCTGGGCGTTGTTCTTTGTCTTCTAGTCTTGTTTGTTCGAGTACATCTGGAAACCAAGGGTTGTCAGTGTAATTCAGAGAAACTATCTTTGAGTTCTTTGGCGGATTAACCCTAAATCGCTCGTGTGTTGCGGAATACTTTGACTCAGGGTTCCAAGTGACCCATATCTCTGAGTTAAAACCTATCGATTTTTTTTCCTCTCGAATTGACGGAATCAACACATCGAACGCCCTCGAAGACAACGCCTCTCCTTCATCAATCCAAGCAAGCAATATCCTAGCCTTTGATTTAATTGCATCCAGTGATCTTCTTAATCCTGCAAATGTGTAATTAATCCGCCCATCTTTAGAGCGTATGTACTTTTCGCCAACTTCGTAATAATCATTCAGCCAAGGAACCGACCTAATCGCTGTCTTAATCTCTTCAAGTGAGGAACGGCCGCATAATATTTGGCCGCTCACACCTGACATACCCCAACGATAACCAAAGACTGCTGTCATCAATGCAAAACTGGTGGTTTTTGCACTTCCTCTGCCCCCAAAAGCGCATCTAAAACGAGCCTTGCCTTCAAATAACGGGATGAGTTTGTCAGGGAGCTGTATCTCTGACTCAGTCTCTGTAATCATCATCAAGACCAACGTCATATTTGCTGACTAATTTAATAATTGTTGGTTTCATTGTGCCATCGCTTGATTTTAAGTCCTGCTCGACCTTGTCGCTATAGCCATGGTTATGTAGCATCAACTTAACAATCGCTGCGTTAAACTCGTTTGTGAGGCCTTTATCAAGCAATACAACCTCTTGTGTCTGCTTACATGTGGCTAACGTCTCGGAAAACGCCTTGTGTTTATCTCTCCAATCGTACATAGTATCAGGGTTCAATTTGAGATATAATGCCAGTCCAACGATGCTCGGAACTTTATTATGATCACTGAAGTTTGCGACATAATCATCTGCCTTCGCTTGAATTTCTTTATTGTATTTTGTTGGTCTTCCACCTGACATTATCGTAACCATCCTTGGTAGTGAACTATATAAGGCATCATACCTATAGCAACCCCTAACAATAGGTATTTTCTTGCTGTGTGATTATATTTGTATCGTTGTATTTGTATTAGATTTTTCATTATTTTTTATTATTTTTTCCACATCCTCAACCCCGTAAACAACATGAACTTCGCCGCCAGCTTTACTGATGCAGCTAATCATGGCTTTCTGAATCGCACTCAAGCGGCCTTTGGGTGTCTCCGTCTTTGGCTTTTTAACCTCAATTCCAATGTAGCGTCCGTTATGCACGATTGTTATGTCTGGAACTCCAGCTTTCACACCTTCTGCCTTTAGTCTTATTCCTGTGGTCATCGAGCGGCCTCCTCCGTTCGGAACAGCCCAATAACACACACCAAGCAAATCTAAGTATTGAGTGATCGCAACTTGAATCTTATGCTCCGCATCTATCAAATCATTCTCCAAAGAAATATCCTGCGACTAGCATTACTACCACGACTACAGCAAATTTGAACATATTTGGCTTTTTTTTGTAAAGCTCTTTTACTTTGTCTTTTATTTCTTGCATATCACGCTCCTTGTGTTGGTGATTTAATGCCCATTGCCTCATAATACAAATCCTCTGGGTGAGGAAGCATCAATCCCCACTTAGCCATTTCACGGTCAACGCGCTCCAGATAGTAGGCAAATTCTTTTGTCGTTAATTTTTTTGATTCGGGTATTTTTATCGCACCATCATCGTAAAATTCTTTCGGTAAGTGTGTTATTTTGAATTGAGTATGCAACCCCCTGTGCCACGTGTTATCTTCAAAGTAATCTTTTTGCGGCTGGCCTGTTTCAGATTCAACAACTCCTAGCCACATCCAATACAATTTATTCTGCTTGCCACTGCGCGTTAATGTATCTTCCTTGATCTCAATAATCGCCTTGTCGCAATTCGGTTTTTTCTGCCAAAACCCTTTAATAAGATTCTCAAGAATTTCTGCTTTCGGTTTGGATTTTTCAAGCAATCTTTTCATTAAAACCTCTCAGTTTGTCTGGTGTCATAACATAAGAATCTCCGTGGCCCAAATCTCTTACGTTGCTCTGATTAATAAAATTCTCTGACTCAACCCAGCCTATTAATTGATAATCAGGAAACCACCCATTGACTAGCACATATACATCGCAATCCTCTACTTGTTTATTAATTCTTGTGATCAAAATTGGTGTTCTGTGGTTAGTTGTTTTAACATCGACTCTTGACCCTTTAGGGGTAATCAAATCATATTTAGGCATCTTGGTGACTTTGTATGATGTGTCTGGATACACGTTAAAATGTTTACAACAAGCAATCTCACCGCCCACACCTTCTAGATTCAAAATCCAAGCATCTCTATCACCTATCTTATGCTCTTTTATGTTGTTTTTGGTGTTGTACGACTGCCTCCCCAAAGCAATACCAATGGCCATTTGTTGCTCGATATTATTCAAAGTGATTTGATTCACATCAACCCCTTCTCCAGCAAGATTTTCTGGGTTTTAATGACAGCTGCAAGAGCCATACCTTTCACTCGATCAATGTCATATCCGTGCAGATTTTGGTCATACGCGGTGTGACACTCAAAGCATGCATAAAAGCCATGAATATCGGCAACCTTGGCGCCCATGCCACCACCGTTCAAATGAGCATAGACCGTAGTCTCATTCTCTGGACTTGGTTTACAACACGGAAGTCTCATTTGGCAGGCCTCGCCACGGGCTGATTGGGTTATTTTGCTACTCATTTTGTTTTTTTATAAATTTAATATATCTGTGCAACCAAGCTCTTAAACGATTAAGCCAAGTGTCATGCACAAATTTTCCACTTTTGTCTTTGACTCTCACCAGCTTGTCCCTAAAAGTCCAGTAATTTTTTCAGATGTGAAGCCTGAATCTCGCATCCATTTACGAACCCAATATTTTGTTGCATCTGGAACCTCACTCAGATTAAATGTTGTCTTCATATAGTTCTATGCTCAATCATCGTTTTATATTTTTGGTTGACGTGGGCGTTATTCAACTCACGCAGTATCTGCAAGAATTGAGACACCGAAGGAGGGCGTTGGTGAGCTTCTTGAATCCACTTGTCTTTAGCCTGTTGCAAATAAAACATACACTCACTGGGAATTTTTTCTAGTTCTTCAGCAAACGCTTCAATCAACTCAAGTTTTTCATCATCATTTTTATTTGCTTTAACAAAATAACCAAAAAGAGTTTCTGCCCAGTGAGCAATATTGTTGGCAACAACAATGAATTCTATTTTTTCTTCAGCTTGATACATTACACCACCCTCATCTGTTCGATTAAATTAGAAACGTTTACCCCTTTGGCCTTCTTTTTTTTAAGATCATCCTTGTTTGCTTGAATGATTTTGGCAAATCCTGCATAACCTATGTTTGACTTCATACTGTCGTCTGTTGTGTCTATCACCAGTGGTGTAATGTATTTTTTTCTGACGTAGCTTCTGAATTGTGCTTGGATGTCTTTCCAAGGCGCACCTCTTGTCGATGTTCTTTCAATCATCTTATCTTTGAATGCTTCAATCATATCTTGAGCTTGTCGATTTGAAATATTTGGATAGGCTTCTCTGAGTTTATTGGCCGAAGAATCGTTTGGTATAAATAAATCAATAATTTCCGATTGGGTTCGCGCTTGCGCGGTGTGTGTATCTTTCTTTATATTAATATCTTTCTTACTAAGATAATCTTTCTTACTAATACAGTCCCCTTTTGACACCGTGTCAATTTGACACCGTGTAGGAATGGGACTTTGGGACTCTACCGCCATAGTCCCCTTTTGGGACTTAGGGTTATCTTCAGTGATTTCTGTGGATTTAACGGTTTCTTGTGGTATGTCAATGGCACCATTCTGCAATTCATAAACACCACTGCCGTTTTTGTTCTTTTTGTAGGTTATCCATTCGTGTTTTTTTAGTTCTTGCATAATCAACAAAATAGTTTTTCGCGATTCTTTAAGTTGTTTTGCCATCGAAGATGCTGTGAAATTCCACCCCTCGGGTTTGGCTTCCATAAAAACATAAAGTCCTTTGGCTTTTAGAGATAACTCAGTATCATACAAAAGCGTATTCGGTGCCGACCCAAACGGGAGTTTTTTCTTTTTCAGGGTATCACTCATCTTCATCCTCTAATAAATCCACAAATCCAACACAATCTTCGCCCTCTTCGGGTGCGGTGTAGTGCAAATATTCTGCATCTCTTACTCTTGCATCTGGTGCATTCAACTTACTAATTGCACATCTTGGTGCCAATCTACAGGGCATTGTGTCGCACACATTTAGCATTTTCTGTCCACTAAACTGCCCTTTTATCGACCAAATCCAGACTTATTTGTTTCGGATATTTGGGTGATAATTTGTCATAATTAATTTGAAAATCTTTTGCAATGAGTGAACGAACATACGAACTAACAGAAGACCAATCTAATTCCGCTAAATCTTTGATGATGTTGTATTGGCTATCACTAACCAGTATCTTTATCTCAATGTCTAGCGCTTCTTTCATTCATCGCCCTTTTAAATTAGGTGAGGCCTTTTACGACTCCTTTGACAGGATGCCTCGTGTCGATTACCTGATATACTTAAATAATGCCCCAAGCAAAAAACAAGTACATCAGGAAAATTCTATGTTATTGAAAAATATCTGGGCGCAAATCTTCGCGCTTAATAACTCCCTTCGTAACTTCTTCAATTTGAATTGCCCTCTTAATCGGGATACCAGTTTTAAACCACTGAGCAACAGAGGGTTGAGAAACCATCAAGGCTTTTGCAACGCCTTCTTGTGTTTTAAAAAAATCAAGTATTTTATTCATAAACTATATTATATAGTTTTTTACTATAAACAACATAGTTTTTTATTATGATTGGCGATAATATTAAAAAGTTACGTTTAGAGGCTGGGTTGAGTCAAGACGAGTTAGCTTTAAAGATCGGTATTAGTCAGCCGTCACTTAATAAAATTGAAAAAAACGAAACAAAAAATCCAAGAAAATTATCAGAGATAGCCAACATACTTAATGTGTCGGCTGAATGGCTTATGTTTGGTACTGGAGACTATGGTAGTGGGAACTATGGCGGTGGTGTTTTTAGTTTTGACCTGCTTGATGTTCAGGTGTCTGCTGGCAGCGGTGCAACACTTTTTGAGGAAAATGTTATTCAGTCCATCTCAATAAACAAGATAAAGTTTCAAGAGATATTCAGAAAAGAGCCTACCGCGGCGATGAAGATCGTTACAGCGCGTGGCGACTCGATGCACCCTCTTTTTAACGATCAAGACCTATTGCTACACTAATGAAGAGCTATTTTGCAAGCGCTTACAACGCCTTCCGAACAAGATTGTTTGTATTAGTGATAACAAAAAATACCAACAATTTGATCTGCCAGACGAGGCCTGTATTATTGCCAGAGTGATTGACGTTTGGCGACACGACTTTATATAATATAAGAATAAGAAGAGGGGCAGGCTTCAGAACTACCCCAACCTACCCCACAACCTACCCCTACCCCCTTTATAAATCCTGTATCATATTTCGCCATTTCGATTATTTCCGAAACTTTACCGCCTATAGACCGCCTATAGACACGTCTATAGTGTCTATGTTTTAGGAAAAAATCCCCAAATCCCCTGTAAGAATCCTTTCGTACCAGTACTTGTAGAGGATGTAAATCCCCGTAAGTCCCCGAATCCCCTTTAAATCCCCTGCTCAACAGCAAACTTATTTATAGTTTTTTATTATATTTATTTACTATTATTATAGTTTTATGTTATAATATCCTCAGTAACACAAAAAAGGGATTTGCCTGAACCCTTAATCGAGGGCGAAAACGGAGAAAAAAATGAAAACAGAAGATGTGATTGAATTAAAAATTAAAGACAAAGACGCACTAGCAAATGCGTGTTCCATTCTTCGAAAAGAAATCAGAAAGCACCTTTCAACCAAATACAAAGGTGCAAGACGAATATTTCCGACTCTTGTGGATGTACACGTTTACGCGCTCCAAAACACACATAAAGGAATACTTGTAATCCCTAGTGTTATGACTAAAGGTGAAGAGGTTTTCATTCGTGTGCCACAAGTTATTTTGGAGAACTGAAAATGAATCTAAAAAAACTAATGATCTCAATCAACAAAGACATGGTTAAAGTCGCTCTTGCTAACAAAAGAGTAGAGGCAAAAAGACGCGAAGTGTTTGATGACGATGGCATATTCATGAATTCTGAATACGACTCAGACGAAGAATTCTTCAAGAAAGAATCTCGTGATCTTCGCAATGAAACTTTAGAAGACATAAAAAATATAATGGGGGAAATATGAAAAACACAACCAAATCAAAAATAAACAAATGGGCGTGGAAATATCTTGGCTGTACGCGCCACCAATATTACGAAAACGACAATGAACCAGACGAGTCTTCATATAGACAAGATTATGATTTATCAGAAGAAAAGTATGCGTTTGCTGACCAAGCCGAGAAATCTTTTCGCGCAACAATAGGAGCAGGAAAATGACAAAATTAAAAACGATTCCAATTGGCAACAAGAATTATGTCGAGGTACATACTCGAATCAAATACTTCCGCGAGACCTTCAAAAACTGCGCGATCCTGACTGAACTTGTCAGCGACACAGATGGCAAATGTATCTTCAAAGCGTCTGCCCTTGTTGACGACAAAATAATAGCCACTGGCTATGCATACGAGCGAGAGGGTGCTGGCAACATCAATAAGACAAGCTATATTGAGAACTGCGAAACAAGCGCTGTTGGTCGATGCCTAGGATTGGCAGGAGTGGGAATTGACGGTTCCGTAGCCAGTTTCGAGGAGGTGCAAAATGCCATTATTCAACAAAAAGAAATTCAAGAAATGACAGATCAATATATTGGATTGCTCAACATTGCTTCAGATAATGAAGATTTTGAAGGTCTATCAGAGTTGCTTGAGGAAATCAAGCCGACTATGAAAAAAGATATATGGGATGGACTAACACCCCAAACCAAAACAACTATCAATGACCTCAAATCTAAGGTAAGCGTGTGAACCTATTTGAACTCACCCAACAAGCAAAAAAAATACTTGCGATGGAAGATATGGACGAACAGACCATAAATGACACCCTTGAAGGGCTGGGACTTGATGATAAATTCGCCAATTACTCAGCGATTATTAAAACCCTTAACGCCGATTCAGATGCCCTTGCTAACGCTATTAAACAACTGCAAAGCAAGAAGCAAGCTACAGACAACAAAGTCTCTAGGTTAAAGGATATGGCGCTTACATCATTGATTGAATTGGACATGAATAAGGCTGGTAACGCGGTTCATTCATTAACGGTAAGGGCAGGTTCTAAATTATCCAAACTGGTGATTGATGAAGGTTCTGAGTATCCTGCTGTGTTTACTTCGATGATTGAAAAGCACGATATTGCTGGCCTTAAAAAAGCAATTAAAGATGGCGAAATCTTTGATGGAATTTATTTGACAGATGGA